CCCTCTGGCTTAAATCTAACATCACATTTTGTTAAGTGTGGATAAATTGCTTTTCCAAAAGGAGAAGTAAAGGTTTTTGCTTTTTGCATAATAATACCCTCCTAGGTATTTGAGTTGTTAAATAAAAAACTGGATGGCCTGTTAATAATCGCACACAACATATAATTATTTTCTGGCCACCCAGTAGTGATGAAGTTTCTATTCATCTATAGTGTCTAATTGTAACGCAAGCGTTCTTATTAGAACACAACTTAAGAACAAAAATAAAAACTCCCTAACACTTGCTTTAATTCTAATGAACCTTGAGCTGGTGTTGGTTTAATTTTATTCCTTTTGTCCTTGTGAATTTGTGGGAGAATTTCTTCTTTAAATTCTTCAAGTAAATTTTTCCCATCAAATATTTCTACAAATGCTTCTCTCAATGATTGGTTCATCAGTTGAACATCTGTAGCTAGAACGCCAAAGCTATCATGGACACAGGCAAAATTATCTATTCCATAGCCATTAGCCCTACATACAGCCTTCTGGAGCACTGCTCCATCAAGAGAATGGACAAAGCAAGGTGATATTGAATTAGCCACTTTACGCTTATCTATTTTGTCTGTTTCAATAGCTATTGTAGTTTTCCTTATGTCTGGTGTGTATTTACGACTTTTAGGTCTATATATTTTTTCACCCATATAAGTGTTAATTCTTTTAGTCTCCAATACCGGACATACTAATTGAACTTTAAAACCAGTAGGTGTTGTCCATACAACTGACATACCATTTTCTGCTACAAGTTTAGAAGTATCTTGTAACCACTTCATAGCTTCTTTAGCAGAAATAATTACATCATCTAAAGCCTTCCAAACAAATCTTGAAAGATACGCTGTACCTTTAAAAATATTTGGAACACCAGGTATAGGATTTCTGTCTGTTGAAAATGGAATATCTTTAATACCATCCTCTTGCATTTCTTCTAAATGCTGCTGAATATATTTCCTACAAGAAAACTGTGTAAGTCCATATACAATACACATAGTTACTTTCTTGGTAGTTTTCCTATTTATCCCATAGTCCATCCAGATTTTTTTCATCTGACTATCTGGTTCAGCATCTAATAAGTCTAAAGTTGCATTAGCTACTTCACCATAAACATCTTGAACTTTATTTGATGGAACTAAATTAACTGCATTACCACCAGTTTCATCTTTAAGTAATGCTGAAAATATTTGTAATCCAGAATTAGTACAATCAGAGTAACAAATTAAATTAGTTACAAAATCTAAACTCTTTCCAGATTTAACAAAGTCATTCCATTCAAAACAGAAAGCTAAAAATTGTGCAGGTTCAGAAGCTTCTGCCCAGAACTCATAGTTATTATGTGGGTCTTCTGCCGATTGAATAATAAATTTTTCATTATCATTAACCCACTTAATTCTATTTTGTAAAATGTCTTTATCATGACCATACATATTGGCACCATGAACAGCTAACCTATCAACAGCTAATTGACTTCCTAATTTTTTACCATTTCTAAAAACTAGTAATCCTTTAGCTAAATCATTTTGCTGATAGTTAAGTCCTTCTGGTACACAATATATTCTTCCACGAAAATCATATTGTAATGGAAAATAAAATTCCTGAAATTGTTCATAGGTATCAGCAACTTCAAATATTTTTTCAGTTAAAATTGCTTTACTATCAATTGTAGAATTATAACTATATATCGGTGAAGCTTTCCTAGAGTATTCCCTCCTTGCTTCTTGATTGGTAGCTATATCAAATGGCTTCGGTGGTAGTGGTAACTTACCACTTGGAAGTCCTGCAATTGGTAAACCCTTTTGATGGACTGTCTTCATTACTTGATAGACAGGAACATTAACCTTAAAAGGTGTTCGCTGAAGTGCATTGATACAATTGTAAACCTCTGGCATTTCGTGTGCTCTGTTTGAGATTTCTTCGAGATAAGCTCTCGATGCTCTTTTGACCATGTTATAGTGCATGTGTGTCCTTACTTGTTGATTGTTGTATTTTTGGCTTAATGCTGCCAATAGGGGCACTTAATTCAGAAGGCCTTAAATCCTTGATAAAATAGCCTCCAGAATATGGGTTGTTTTCCCAGAGTTTAGGAACCACCACCATGGGTTCTCTAAATGGCTTAAGTATTTCGGAGTGTATTTTCTTTTGTTCTATCCATTCCATGGTTTTCTCGGTGGCCTGGACATAAACAATAGATTTTTCTTTTTGAGCGTATGTTTTGGTGAGCTTAATAAACCCAGTGGTACTGGCTAATAATTCAAGAAGTAATTTACCGAGTTTTACCTTATCTTCTTTTGACCAACCTGCATACTCAAGTTGGTGTTTATTCATAGCATATTGGAATACCTTCCTTTTATGCCTATAATTGTTTTTAGATTTGAGCCATTCTTTTGTCTGGCTGTAAGTGCGCTTATCGCTTTCTCTAAAGTATAAGAGCCTTGCTTCATCCTCAACTGCACTAGCTATTTTAAGCACAGATTTTGTTTGAGTTGATGATACTGTAATACTGTCTAATACAGCCTTCAGCGTTATGAAGCTGATGCTAGACCATCTATCACATACATCATTATCTACTTCCTCAATAGGAATACATTTAGCTAACAATGTAGCTTCAGTTGCATAGCGTTTGGCATGACCATCAAAAGCTTCAGTGAAGTATTTCTCTAAAGCCATATTCATAGGTTCTAATCCAATTTGAACCATTTCCTGGCCATAGACAGTAGTGCTCTCGCTGCTCTCTCTGGGTTTACCTGTTTTTTCAGAGACCTTTGCTCTGGATTTATTTATGTTTTTATGGAACCTTTTAATACCTTTATGAACCATAGTTTTTTCTAGTTCTTTTTCTGCCTCTATTTTTTGGTGTTGAGTTGAAGGCACATCCGATTGTTTTTTAAGGATGTTAAATTTCTCAAGTATTTTAGCGTCTATATCCATAGTATTACCTGTTGTGTTCTCCAATGTTCTTACATTGATGTGCATTTGTTTAAAATCTACCACGCAAGCGTAGTATTCACATTTAAACTATGCAATAGTTAATTATACTAGTAACAACAGTGATTTTAGAACGCTGGAGTAGTTACTGGAGAAGCTTTCTTTTCAGTTAGAGATTTTAAGTCTACTGACAAATTATTTGCCAAGCTCTGTCTGAATAATTTACTGTTCACAGCAACTACACTAGCACATCTTACACATATATTACACAAAGTGCACATCCACTTTTTTAGTCTACTTACAAATTGCGTAATAATAAGTGTATAAATCATAGTTATTAATAGTTCTCCATTGAGCCATTGATGACTTTTAAATCAACTCTGTCTCTTCTTAAGTCATCCAACTTCTTCGCCATCTTAATCTTAACTTTTGGAAAGAAGTGAATATATCTTTTTGCAACTGGAGAATTAGGAGACCACCCCATCCAATCACAAACTTCCATAAAGGTATTACCTGCTTCTGCTAATCTACTAGCACAGGTATGCCTACAGGTATGGAAGACCCAATCTTTATTTCCAGATTGACCAAGCATTTGTCTTACAGTTTCCCACTTGTATTTCATTTGCCTGTAACTGGTCATAAAGAACCTTTGTTGATTACTTCTACGCAGCAAGATTTCTCTGCATGTATTAGTAATTCCTATCACACTATCTGTTTTAGTTTTATTTCTAAACACTCTAGCTATCATTCCTTCTTTACTTTTGATTAAATCTTTAGGTGCAAGATTTATCAATTCGTCAGAACGACAACCTGTTTCAATTAAAACTTTAACAAAATCTTTTAAATCGTTAAAGCCTAAAACATCACATTGTTGATAGATAGCTTGTTCTTGCTCATAAGAGTAAGTTACAAATCTTGTAAGCTCCTCTTTTTTTCTAGGTATCTTTAACAAATTATCTGCTGTTATAGTACCTTGCTCAAGCGCATGTCTAAACACTTTGTTTAAACAACAAGCCCTTCTGTTGTTAGTAGCTGTTTCTGGGAACTGGCTAATAAATTCTAACCAATCTTCTTTTTTAATATCCCTCAACAACTTGTTCTCACCCCAGAATTTAGACATAGATAAGAAATAATAAATTTGTTTCTTACCATGGTCGGTATCTTTCCAAGGCTTCTCTTGTGTGGTGTCATTGTAGCAATTCCAAAAAGCGTCTTTAAAAGTAATTGCTTTATCAGCTTTACCTTTCGGTAGTGCAACACCATCCATCACCATCTTCTTAAGTTCAGCTTCTTTTGTTACAGCTTCATCATAAGTAGAGCAGCTAATGGTTTTTGCAGGTCTTCCTGGAGGTCTAATACTCGCTCTCCATTTACCTGTTTTTTTGTCTTTATATACTGACATTTATTATATTGCCTCCTTACGTTTGTTAGTGTCAATAAACATTGATTTATACTTGTGACCCACAGTAGTCAGCGTAATATTTTTCTGCCTTCTATCTTGTGGACTATCAACAAGTTTAATCAACCCAAGTTTAACTAAAACAGCATTGTGTCTTGATAACGATGCTGAATTTAGTTGTTCGCCAAACAGTTCCAAATACTTTTGTCTTGCATTACCAACTGACAAGTCCAAAGTTTTATTTTCACTGGTTCGACAAAT